GGTATGGACTATAGTGCAAGGAGAAGCTAATGTTCAAATAGATGATACAATGTATAATCTGCAAAAAGGAGAAACAGTAAATATACCATTACAAGCAAAACATAGAGTATCTAACTTAAATGATATTGATTTAATATTCATTGAAACACAATTAGGTAGTTACTTTGGTGAAGATGATATTATAAGAATAGAAGATAAATACGGAAGAATATAACAGAAGTGGAGACGAGGTAAACCACAACTTAAAATAAAATTTTATTTGATTTACGTATATTTTCATCTCCCCACATAGGTTGGAGATTTTCCAAATCCCAACATTTCATAAACTCCTTATCCCCCATTTCTTCAATATTAAACGAAGTGATAGGTAGTTTGTGGTCCACGTGCCACTCACCGTAGTTATCCCAAGTCATTGTATCCTTAAATTGTGACTCCAAATGTATAATCAACTCCTCAGGAGTGTACTGTAGGATGTCAAAATAATGTCTATTCTTCTCTACGTTACTCTCCTTCAATACCTGATAGATTGCAGTTCTGAAATTGGAGATTAATTTATAGAGGGGGTCACTCGCTTTACGATTTTTTTCATAAACACGTTTGGTTTTTCTCCACTTATCAATATTATCGGTTCTCCATTTTTTATGGTATTCTATTAAATGTTCTCTATTTTTTTCAGACCAATTTTTGTTGTATTCTGATTTTTTTTCTTTATGTTTCTGATAAGTTCGTTTATCCGAAGTTTTTTTACCACCAAGAAATCTTCTACCAGATGGCCCCATAACAACACCATTTTCTTTTAATACTCTTAAAATTGTTGGTTTACTAATTCCCATTTTTTCAGAAATGGTATGTGAGCCCAAAAGTTCTTCATTATACATTTTAAGTATATTCTTTAATTCTTCTTCTGTCGGTATAAATTTTTTCATATAGTGTAAATATATGACAACAATACCAAAAAACCTACTATTTAAATAAAAACATAAAAAAAAGGAACGATTTCTCGTTCCTTTTAATTTATTTAAGAAATTGATTATCTCAATTCTTGTAAGTCGAATGTTCTAACACCATCAACTTGAATACGTCCGTAAAATCTGTTGTTCACCATTTTTTTCGCGTATCTTGTCATAATCCCTTTAATTGGTGTAAAGTTGAATGGATTATACATTGTTGGAGTTAATTGTAACGGTACGTACGGTGCGTAGATGTAACCAGTGTCTAACAATGATGTACCTTTGTGTCCCAATAACACTGTGTTAGGTGGGAAGTAAGGGTCACGGAATACTTGGTAACGTCCTGCTAAAGTACCTACTCTTTCAATACCCATATTGTATTGGTCTTGCTCAGGAGCCGCGTTTGATACGTGGAAATACTCTAAATCGTCGAAGATTGCTGAAATTTCAGAAGAAACAACAATCCAGTTAGCTCCACCTCTTAAAGTTGATTTGTGAATTTGAGCTGAAATTTGGTTGATTGCTGTAATCAATGTTTGGTTCCAGTCTTTTTGAGTATAAGATGTTTGACCAGATATTCTCTTCCATCCGTTGTAATCCCATCTTAAAGACCAAGCCGCACCTTTACGTAAATCTCTTAAGATTTCACGGTCGATTTCAGCCGCAACTTGTTCAGATAATAAAGCTGTTAATTCAGCTTCAGCATCGATGTTGTGGAAAGCTGCAACGTCTTGAGCTAACTCAGGAGACCATTGTGCTCTTAATTTTCTTTCAGTAACAGAAACAGTAACTGATTCTAAATCGAAAGAAACCTCACCAATTTTATCTTCAAACTCTAATTCTTTGTAAGTTCTGTAAACAGTAGTGAAAGATGATGCTGAACCTGCAGAATAAACTGTAGTTCCACTATATCCGTCTAATGTTTCAGACCCACAAGTAGCACATACTGGACATTGTAAATCAATTTCTAAGTAGATTACACCAGTAGCATCACAAATGTTATTAAATGAACCACCGTTTCCTGTTGATGGGAATGTAGTGTTTGTGGTTGTACCGTATTGTACGATACCTTTACCATATTGTTGAGTAACAACTCTGAATGGTAAAGAACCTGTTAAAATATTTGCACAAGTAGTTTGAGCTGAGAATCCTGATGCTGCGATAATGTGTAAATCAGATAAGAAAGCTTCTGAATCCATTTCGTTACCATCAGGTCCGATTAATTTACCAGCACCACTAGTACGGAAACCACTAACCGATACAAGAAGTTTTCTAGTTTCACCTGTAACAGATGTACGTGTAACTAAACTACCATTTGACCATTGAACAAGCGTTGTAGTTGCAGTAACTGCACTCCATTGTCCTTTTGAATAGTCGAATAAACCAGCAGGATTTAAACTTGGTTCAGAACCTTCATAGAATAAATCATAAAGATTTTTTTGGTAGTAGCTACCAGTACCAGCTGGGTATCCATTTTCAGGATTACCAGGGTAGTTACCTGGAGAACCTACAGGTGCCCAATGTTCACCTGATTGATTACCATCATAAGGTGCTGTAGTTCCTGAGTATCCTTGGATACGTGGTACGAAATAGAATAATTTACCGATTGGTAAGTTCATAGCTTGTACAGACACGATGTCGTTAGCTAATAATTTTGAGAATACTCTTCTTACGATAGGAAATACAACTGTTTCGAATGAACCAGATGAATCTGTCGCAGATGCCTCGTTGATTAAGAATGAAGCTTGGTTTTCATATAACTGTGCTACGTTCTCTCTTAAGTGACCTTTAAGACCTTCTAAAAAGCCTAATTTGTCCCATTTGTTGATTGTGTCTTCTTTAATAACTTTAAGGTGTTTTAACCCGATGTTACCAACAAGACCTGATTCTAATAATGCTCCCATTTTAGTATTTGTTTTGTTTTAATTTATTTATTTTATTTATTTAACGACATTCATTTTTGTCATTAAATCCTTCATTCTCATGAATTGAGGATTTTCATAAGTTTTAGATTCCATAAGGTTGATAGCTGAACCTGAAGCTGGAGTTTTTTCAATTTTGTGTTGGAAAGACTCTTTTACTACAGTTGTACCCCCTTGGTTTCCTAACTCATCTTTTATTGTTTTGTAAAGAGATTTTGACTCTTTCAAAGATTCAACTGAATCAAATCTTCTTAAAATGTTAATTTTCTCATTTTTAGTTGTAGAATGTTCAGTGAATAATCTCGTAGCGTATGCTAAGTTTGAATTAAATACTGCAACTTCATTTAACTTACTTCTGAAAATGTTTAAAGCTTTTCTGTACTCTTCGTTTCTTTCTCTTAAAGTAACTAATTCAGTCTCTAAACCTTCAACTCTTAAGTGTTGAGGTGCTGCTCTTGGTTTGTCTAAACCGTTTCTACCCCATCTTTTACCGTTACCTAAAGTTCTTGATGCTTCAGTAGTTTCACCACCTTTAACCATCATAGGTTTTTTCATCATAGGTTTTTTCATCATAGGTTTTTTCATTCCTGTCATGTCATCACCTTCTTTAAACTCGAATTTAGGTTTACCAGTTCCTTTAGTAGGGTTTGCGTGTTTCATTTTTTCTTTGAAACCTCCTGTTGGTTTGTTATAACTAAATTTAGCTTTACCCATTCCAACACCTTTTGCTTTGAATCCTTCAGTTGTTTCCATTTTTTCGAATTTAGCGTCTTCGTATTCATCTTCATCTTCGTTTGTGAATTTAAAAGAAAAATCTTCTTCATCATCACCGCTGAATTCATTACCAATTTCTTCGAAGTCGTCCATTTCAATTTCAAACATAAGTTCGTTTTCCATGTCCATTTCGTCATCTTCTTTCATGTCGTTGTACATAGAATCTTCTTCATTTTCGTCTTCCATGCCTTCCATGTCATCCATGCCTTCCATGTCATCCATGCCTTCCATGTCATCCATGCCTTCCATGTCATCCATGCCTTCCAGACCGTCCATGTCCAATAAATCTTCTTCATCTTCTTCATCTTGTTCTTCCATGTTCATGTACATATCGTCTTCTTCAATGTCCATATACATTTCTTCTTCACTTTCACCCATTTGGATTTTGTATTCCACATCAGCGTCAGTATCTTCAAGGTTAATCATATCACCATCTTTTTTAATGATGATACCATCTTGGTCACCCATAGCCTTGAAAACTTTTAAAATTTCTTCGTCAGAAGCTTTTGTTAAGTCGATTGGTTCTTCGTCTTCGTCATCCATAGTAGGGAATTCGAATTCTTCTTCGTCCTCTAATGAATCTTCTTCATCATCGAACTCGTCGTCCATTGGTAATTCATTATCATCTTCATCTTCATCATCCATTTCAGTATCAAGCTCGTCTTGTTCGACAAGCTCATCGTCTATGTATGAATCAATTTCAGAATCATCTTCAGTCTTTAAAGACTCTTTTACTAATTCGCTGATTTCTTCCTTCATTGTTGAAGCAAGTATTCCTTTTGCATTTTCAGAAACTACATTCTCCAAACTTTTCATTTGGATAAGTGCTTCTTCTACAAGATTTTGTTTTTCTGCCATTTTTTTTAATTGGTTTGTATATAAATATTTCCAAATACCAAAAAAACCTAACTTAACGGTATTGTTAAATTAAATTTTTTAATATTTGAGTTTATTTTGTTTATTTTGGTAATTTATTTTACTTGTCGGAGTGTGTCTGAAATGATATCTATAAATATATACATAAATAAAAAAGGAGGACGTAAGTCCTCCTTAGTTTAAAGTTTTTTAAATTAGTTATTCAATAACTTCGTCTATTTTACTCTCAGATACTGCAGTTATTCTCCATTCTTGGGAAAACGACTGATAACGTTGGGTTACTTTCGCCTCAACATCGGTTACTGAGAATCCTCTAACAAGTTTCTCTTCTCTAATTTTTTTAATTTTACCTGTATTGTCGTCAGGTAAATCATACTGAATTTTCGCTACAAAATATTTTTCGTCCATATTAATTATTTTCCCAAATAATGAGATAATTTTTTCATTAAGTCAAGCGATTTGTTTCCTGAACCTAAATCAACACCTGTTGCTCTTGCAATTTGTGATTGTTTTTCTTCATCTAAGTTCTCTTCATACTTACTTCTATCCTCAGGATTTGTAAACAAATACGCTCCTGGTGTTGATGGTGAAGATACTAAGTCAAAACATATTAATTCAAAATCGTCTTGTACTTCATTTTGTTCCCCCTTTTTAGCTAACGAACCAACTCCTCTTGAAGAGATACCTAAAGTAACTCCTTGTCTTAGGTAGTTTGCTGCCATATCACCTTTACAAGAGATAATACCTCTCTCGTGGAAACCAGGTGATGTTAACAGTCTTAATTTACCCATTAAGATGTTTCCATCCCACCATATATCGGTAATGTCGTGAGATACTCTATCTAAGTCAATTAAAGATGATTCAGGGTGATTAAGTTCTGAAAGAGCGGTACCTTTAGCAATTGCTTTTTTGTAATTATCCGACTCTCTCTTTAAGATTCTTTCAGGATAAACTCTACCATTTCTATTTGGTGTGTTATACTTTTGTAAAACCGCATAGAATTCAAATGGTTTTGAATAATCTAAAAAGTTTTTCTTACTTTCTTTTATAATTTCAGAATTGAATTTGTCTGTAGGATTAACCCATCCAGCGTCATATTCTATCAATATTCCTTTACCTAATTCATTTGGTGCTAATATTTTCATTATATCTTTTCATTATAAATATATTGAATCTATTAAACTTGTTCAATTTCTTTCTTTGTTAGGCTAAAATTAAAGGTATTGTTTTTTGTAAAATTTTCTTTGATGATTGAATCTATTATTTTTTTAATTGAATTCTTTAATTCATAATCCTTAAACTCTATGACAATATCTTTGGGGTATAGATAACATTCCAAGTTTAAAAATGATTTTTTGTTTGATTGGATTCCACTTGAACGTAAGTCTAAGTCGACAATAAATTTATCGTTAAATATAATTTTGTCTATGGAATTAAGGACTGTGTGTTTAATTGACCTTGATAGAAAATTTACTGCTCGTGTAGGAGAGTCGATATCAATTTTTGGTTTAGCCCAAGTTTGAATGTTTATGTAGATTGATTTTAAATTTTTGTTGTCCACCGTTCCGTAATTAATTTTAAAATCTCGGTGACTTAAAAGTTTTACACTTTTTCCTTTTTTCATTATGTAACATATTGTTTCTGTTTATTTGTTAAAATAAAAATAAACAATAAATGTTAATATGTCAAAATTTTTAATATCTTTGCGGACTTATAAACTCTCGTTAAGTGTTTTTAACTTAATTAAAGAAATTGAATCTATCTTATCATTCTTGATTTTCGATATTGTTTCATTGATTTGTGAAACAACTTCTTTTTCAGATGTCTTAGTTAATTTCTCTAATTTCTCAATAACCATTTCACTTAATACTTCATATCTTTTAGATAATTCATCTTTACTTAATGTGGAGTATTTTTTAATGGTTGCTAAATCTTCTTCATTTAATGTCGTTAAATAATTACTAAGAGTATTATTTGCAACCTCAACCATTTTTTCTAACGGAAGGTGAACTTGTTCAACTTCAACTTTTTTAGAAGTTAATCTTTTAACAATGTTTTGTTTTTCTTTAATAATATTTTCAATGATGAATGTGTTTTTAGATAACACAGTATCAATGTCGGAATAATTGTTTTTACATTTAACATTTTTAACCCACTCGTTAAGTTTTTTAAGAGAGGTTTTGTTAATTGTGTTTTGAGAATATAAATTAATACATTCGTCTAAATAATCTTCAGCAAATTCTTTAATAAAACCCTTTTCTTTACTCAATTCTTCGTAAAGATGGTAAGACATTCTAACTTCTTTATTACCTAAAACTAATGATTTAAAGTTTTTAATTTCTTTGTTAAAAGTACCGTTATTGTACGATTCAACAAGTATATTTTCTATTTTTGATTTTAATAATCCGAATTCCATATTAAGTTTGTTTTACAATAAATATCAACTATTCAGTAGTTTATCCAATTCATCTTCAATATCCCCTAATGAATTACTTCCTCTTGATAAATCAATGAAAGAATCTTCCGACATTAAATCATCATTTTCCAATAATATATTTAAATTTTCTTTCTTAGTTTTAGACTCAGGTGTAATTCCAGCCGATTCCGATTCAGGTGCTGATGGTAATTCACCTCCTCCAAAATCAGATGGTGGAGGTGGAGGTGCAACTCCTTCTCCACCCATTTCTTCTCCAGGTTGAACATTTTCCGTTGAGCCAGTTTTCCCACCATATAATTTATCGATAGTGTCGAAAATACCTGTTTTGGTGATTACAGTTGGAGTTGCCTCAAGTTCAGTTGCAACCGCTTTCTCTAATCTTTGTTGTTGTAAATCTAATCTAATTTCTTCA